GCGGTGTAGTAAGTGTATACGATGGCAACAGAATCAATGTTGCTGACGAAGCACTGAAACGTGGCTACTGGTACAGTCCAAGACTACACGTTGACCTTTGGGGCAATGGATGGGGTAAATGATACTTGATGGAGCATTTGAAATGTTTGATTGGTTAAAGAAAAAAGTTGCACCACCGCCACCAGTGCGTACAGAAAAAACGCCACGAGTGGTTCGGGCACCTGAAAAGTCTGCCAAACAAACAGCAACAGAAAACAACGAGCCTTATGTGGCCATTGTGAGCATGGACATTGACCCAAACAACTTGCACCAAGGTGCATTTGAACTGGACTGGAATGAGATATTCATTGCACGCCTGGTCAAGGCCGGCTACATGATGAAGCCCACAGACGCAGACTCAGACATAGTAGACCGTTGGTTCCAGAATGTGTGCAGACACGTTGTAATGGAAACATGGGAACAAGACCAAGCCATGCGCAACTCAGCAAGTGGTTATGTACACACCCGAGACATCGGCGGTGGGCGTACGGAGATCAGTTGATGGAACCCATAGCACTACCTCGAACAGTCAAAGTATACCAACTGCTGAAACAGAGTGGTACCTATTTGATGAGTACTGGAGTCTCTGGGCCAATAAGTTGGGGCATAGGATTTTATGCTACACTACAAGAAGCCGAACACAATCGCACCATGGAACTGTTGAAGAACACCGACACACCAAAACCACTGTACCACATATTTGAATTAGACATACCCAACCCTGCGTACAAAGAGCCTGTATGATTTTCAACCACATCAAAGAACTCAAAGCCCAGGGCAAAAAGATTGGCATCACATTCTCAACCTTTGACATGTTGCATGCCGGCCATATTGCCATGTTGTCGGAAGCCAAAAATTACTGTGACTATTTGATTTGCGGATTGCAAACAGATCCCACAATTGACAGGCCTGACACCAAGAACCGGCCTGTGCAAAGCATAGTAGAACGACAGATTCAATTGGCAGCTTGCCGGTATGTTGATGAAGTTGTGGTGTACCAAACTGAACAAGACTTGGTGGACTTGTTGTTGATCCTGCCATTGAATGTTCGTGTGCTTGGGGTGGAATACGAAGGTAAAAAATTCACAGGCGACGAGGCCTGTTATGATCGTGGCATACAAATAGTATTCAATGGTCGAGATCATTCATTCTCAAGCAGCAGTCTCCGCAAGCGTGTGGTGGCAGCAGAAAGTCACAAAGTATTGACTCGACCATGATCCTGTATGCCAACGGTTGCAGTCACACAGCAGCCGCCGAAGCAGTGGTACCAGCGGCATTTGCTGTAGATGATGGTAAGAACGGTATTGATCGTAGACCGCATCCGTTAAACTTAGCAGCCAGTTGGTGTACGCACCTGGCACGTGATCTTGACATGGATTTGGTCTGCGACGCAGAGTCGGCATCCAGTAATGATCGTATTGCAAGAACCACACGTGAATGGATCGCTGCCAATCCAGACCAGTTACAGCGTGTATTCATGGTCATTCAGTGGACTTCTTGGGAGCGTGAAGAATGGCTACACAATGGCACATGGTATCAGGTCAATTCCAGTGGCACAGATTATGTGCCAAAAGAACTACGTGAAAGATACCGTGAATTTGTCATCAACGTGGATTGGCATACCAAAACTTGTAAAGCACATGACCAAATTCGCGACTTGCATGAGCAATTAAACCAGCTTGCAATTCCACATTTGTTTTACAGTGCTTGGAGCAGTTTCAGTGCCTATCCGCATGAGCATATTGATTGGCAAAACAGCTACATTGATCCCTACAATATTCAAGCCACTTACGCGGCAATTTTGCAACAAAATGGCTTTAAAGCAACAAAATGGTACCATTTTGATGCCAAAGGCCATTGCTTTTGGGCCAAGTATCTGTTACAATACATCAAAGACAACAACTTGGTAACTACACATGCGCTATCTACTGATTGATACTTCCAACATGTTTTTCCGCGCTCGGCACCAAACTCATCGTGCCGCTGATACATGGGCCAAACTGGGCTTTGCCTTGCACCTCACACTGATGAGTGCAAACAAAGTAGCACGTGATTTGGGTGCTGATCATGTGGTATTCGCACTGGAAGGTCGCTCGTGGCGCAAAGACTATTACAAGCCTTACAAAGCCAATCGCGCAGTGGCACGTCAGGCCATGAGTGACTCAGAAGCCGAAGAAGACAAGCTGTTCTGGGAGACGTATGATGAGCTGACTAAATACTTGTCTACACGAACCAACTGTAGTGTGATCCGTTGTGCCACAGCAGAAGCAGACGATGTCATTGCACGTTGGATTGCACTACACCCCCAAGACGAACACGTCGTTGTCAGTTCAGATTCAGACTTTGTGCAGTTGATTGCACCCAATGTCAAACTCTACAACGGCATCAATGATCACTTGTTCAGTACAGTGGGTGTCACAGACGCAAAAGGCAATAACTTGGCATTTTCTATTGAGAGCAACTCAAAGATCAAAGTTGGTAAAGCTGATGCCAACTTTGTACCTCCTGTGGACTATCAGAAATGGGTGTTGTTCATGAAGTGCATGCGTGGCGATCCTGGTGACAATGTGTTCTCAGCATATCCAGGCGTGCGGGTAAAAGGCACAAAGAATCAAGTGGGACTCACCGAAGCATTTGAAGACCGTGATAGAAAAGGCTATGCCTGGAACAATCTCATGTTGCAACGTTGGGTGGACCATGAACAAGTGGAGCACAAGGTGTTGGAAGATTATGAACGCAACCGTGTGTTGATTGATCTTACTGCACAGCCTGATGACGTTAAAGCTGTAGTAGATGAAGCCATACGTGAGCAGATTAGCCATAAAGACGTGGGCATGGTAGGTGCGCACTTCTTGAGATTCTGTGGCCGATACGAACTCACCAAACTCAGTGACTATGCAGATGCAGTGGGTCGCTGGTTAAACGAAACATACAAAGGAGTACTGGATGATCGAAGCAAAGCCCATAGTGGATAAAAAGTATTGGATCTTGAAACAGGATGATCGCAAGGTCGGTGCAGTTGAAGCAGAAAAAGATGGCTACACTGTGCGTATCAATGACCAAGTTGGCAAGTTTAAAACCATTCCCATGGTGCGTAAACGAGCCAATATTGAGTTTGCACCGCCTGAAAAGATCACAAAACCTGCACTAGATCAAGTGCATGGATTTGAAACTGGTTGCAGGGCATTCAATCCCATGTGGGACGTCAAACATCGACTGCCGCTGTTTACCAAAGAAAACAAATCCAAGTCATGGTATGCCGCAGGGTGGTATGCTGTGAAACAACATCGCTCATGGAAGCTAATTCGCAATCCCAAACTGATATTGTTAGAACGCTATCAATACCGTGGACCATTTCATACTCAGGAGGCAGCACGTGACCAATCCCTTTCGTGATCAAGAAAAATTCATGCGAGCATGCGACCAAAGTGTCGACGCAATGAATGACGCTCAGTACACCATGTACAAAAATTTAATTGCGGAAGAGTTCCGTGAACTGCAAGAAGCACACGACATGGAAGCAGAATTGGATGCCTTGATTGACATACTTGTTGTGACAATTGGCGCCCTGCACAGTGCAGGCTTTGACGGCGAAGGTGCTTGGCGAGAAGTCATGGCCACCAACTTCAACAAGATTGATCGACAAACTGGCAAAGTACGCAAACGTGAAGATGGCAAAGTGTTGAAACCTCAGGGTTGGGTGGCGCCTAACATGGTACCGTTTTTAAAACGATGAAAACACGCGAACAAATCATCACTTCAATGTGCTACACCTGGCGGCACGATTATGGGCTTGACAAAAGTGAACATGACGGTCCAGGTGAGTTGATTTCGGCAGGACTAACTGATGCTGAACGCCGACTGTTGTGGAGTCAGATGGCACAGATTTTTGACAATGACATTGCACCACACATGGATTTTCGGTCATGAGTCTTCACATACATCGATTTGTAGATTCAATCAAGGCACATGAAGCACGTGGGCAACGAGACTTCATGATGCCCATGCGTGACGCCAAGGACTTGCATGCAGACATAACCAAACTGCTGTTGACCTTGGAACAAATGCGCGAACAACATGTACGTGGGGCCGAAGTGGTAGAAGTACAAATCACAGGTGGCAGTTTTAAAAGTGCATAGATATTGGCATAAATAAACACGGAGTTTATATGTCAAGACCAAAGCCCACAGTGCTGATTGAGCACACCAACAAACAAACCTACAAAACCGAGCAAGTGCTGGCTTCAGAAGGTGTGTGGGCCGTGTTTTTTGATTCCAAGCCCATCAATTTAAAAACCAGCAATTTGCTCACACAGTTCCCCGGACCCAAGTACAAAAAGGTATCGTTCTCCAACCCCGGACATGCCATCAACCTGGCTCGCAAACTCAACACACAGTTTCGTACTGAAAAATTTTCTGTGGTGTTGTTGACTCAAGGGGATACAATCTATCCCAATGATCAATAAACTGGTTCTCACTCAAGAACTGATCACAAGATATCCCGACGCTCCTGACTTGGATCTAGCCATGCGCACATGGTGGCAGCATCGTCGCGAAGACAGTGGCTTGCGATTAACTGACGTGGGATATTTGGTGTTTGACCGACATTTAGAACTTGACAGCTACAGTTTTGAACTGCCAGAAAAATTTTTTACCGCAGCCAATTTGTTGGCGTTGGACCGACACATGAACACTCCTTACTATCTGGTCAATAACCGCAAACATCATAGGTTGGTGATGTTTGGAAGTCGCGAAGCCATGATGGCCACGCTGTACGGCGATATACAAAAATTTATTTCAAGTTTAACTTATTAGCCAACAGCGCACAATCACGCTTAAATCGCAATTCCATGATGTTGGTGTAATCATCCAACACAAACTCACGTTGAGCCTGCAGTCGTTCTTGATAAGGAGAAAGATCTATGCGGCCTTGAATCAGGTCTCGATTGAGTTCCAAGGCCTGTGTTAGGCGTGTGGAATTGGGCAGGGTATCGTAGCTGATGTTGACCAAATCATCAAACATGTCAAACCCATGGTCACGCAAACTTGTGACCAAGCCTTGCGACCCTATCACAATGGGTATTTGTTGAGCCAACATTGCAAACAAGGTTTTTTCACAAAACAATCCAGGCACAGTGTCGTACACAGTTTCGGTCACAATGTTCACTGCACACGGCCCATAAACCGAAGCCAGTCGCACAAAATTTTCATCATTTTCCGTGCCACGATAGGTGCCATAGTGCCACTCAGGCAGCGGAATATCTGTACCAAAACTCAATACACCGTCAGGCCATTCACTCAAGATTTTTGTTACCTGCCACCGATGGTCGCATTTTCTACCATTGAGGCATTGCCAAGGTTGAGTTTTTGGCTGTTCAACAACATGGCGCCAGTCTGGCCATCGTGCCCGAATTCTGTGAATTTCTCGGTAGTTGTGGCTGCTAAATTCAATGAGATTGATGGGACCATGATAAACTTTTTCCAATCCTGGATGCATGTGAGTTACAAGTATTTGATTGCTTCGTTCACCATAATGTTTCTCAATACAGTCAAGTTCTATGATACCTTGACTGGTATTGGTAACAAAGTCTTGAAAGTGCAACACCAACAGTGAATTTGATTGCCAAGCAATGTTGGGCAATTTTAAAGGCCAGCCAGATTCTGGCTGGTGAGGCGGGGTAAATGTGTTTGGTTCTAGGTGAAAATCAAAACCCAGTTCATGTAAAGTTCGTGCAAATAATAGTGAGTATTCCATGTGATATTTACTAAGTAAAAAATGTATTGGAACAATCCTTTGATAGAAGTCACATGGCCCAACAATCGTGACCCCATTGCAGAAAGTACGCACAACGGTGTGCATTGCTTGTTTTACAACCCAAACATGCCATTTGATAAGGTGCAGACCAATCAAAGACTACAAGATTTATGCAACTATGCCAATGCAAGATTGGCCAAAAGTGTGAACAATTTCATTGCAGATGCAAGCAATCATTACGACATCGCAAACCTGGTCAAACTCAACATGTGGATTGCAGACATTAGACAACAAGGCATTGTCAAACCTTGGATGATGTTGGATCAAGGCAATGGTACTTATTTGGCAGGTACAGGCGATTCGCGATTGAAATGCCTGGAGTGTATTCCTGAAATTGTCACCGTGCCGGCGTTTGTCAGTACTCGCGCTGATCGTGCGCATCTTTACTCTGACCTTGAACAGATACAAAATTTTGACAGATTTGGTGAATTGTGTGCGGCTGAGCCAGATCAACAATTTTTGTTTCGTTTGACAGATGCCGCAGCACCTTACGGCATCTACTGGTACGAATATAACACACATCGAACTAGATCAGTCACTCCTGGTGAGTCCTGGTGTGTGAATACATTTGGCAGTTATGCTCGCCAGCATCCAGGTTTAAAAATCACTAAACAATGGTTTGACAACCTGGTTCACTGGGCAGATTATGCAGAGTAAGTCCAGTAGTTGATTTGCAAACACCGACGAACACTATCAAAATACGTGGCCGGATAACCATGCATGGTGTGTGTGGCTGGTACAAAGAAAAAACATCGGTTGTCTTTTGACTCAACCCGATGCTCATTGTCCAATTCTGTTCCAGGATACAATTTTTCATGATCAGTGTAAACCATGGCAGTGAGTCGTTTCTCTAAATGATCATGGTGTGGGGCAAGATAAAAATTTCCCCAATCACTCAACACTTCTACTCGGGGAAATAAATTTTTGTAATCTTGCTGGGTATGGTATTCAAAAAAATCACGCATGACTCCTTGATGCAGCGATTTCCAAAGTTGGTGCAGATGTGGATACCGTTCTTGATGTTCATCGGTTATGAACAAGCGGTCAGATCCAACTCGTTTGCCAGACACTTGTTGTTGCACCTTGACTGGTACACTTTTTAATTCATCAAGACAACCTTGACTTAAAAAATCATCTACAATCCAGTGCGTCCAGGGCAGTTGATGTTTAATTGTTTCTATAAAAGGTGTTTTGTGCAATTTGTTTCCAATCTTGATGCCGGTCGCCTGTGGGCTTAATTGTTGTATTCAACCAAGGTAGAGCATCATTAGCATGCCCTGCAAATCCTTGTTTGGGCAACAACAAATTGGGCCACTGTTGCAAGAACTGATTTTTTAACACTGGTTTAGTAGTTGTATTTACTTTGCAATCCCAAGGCAAGTTCAGTGCAAACTGCATGATGCGTTTGTTCATAAAAGGATTGCGTGTTTCTTTGCCCCAGGACCCGCCAATTCGATCTATGCCCGGAGCATCACACCCAACCACTTGATACCAGTAGTCCATGAGTAGTGTGGCTTGCCTTGCATCACCGTGGTAAGCATGCAAACAGCGTTGCCACAATTCAGGATCACCAGCCTGACTGTAAGGACTGTGACTACAGTCTGTAGAATATTCAATGTGTTGATACACACCATATCCCCCAAACAATTCATCCGCGGCCAGGCCTGTGAACAACACTGAAGAATCAGTGTGTTTGGCCACCATCCACTTGCCCACAAAACTCCAACTTTGCGCAGGCATTTGAGTTCGCTTTAACAATGCATGATATTGTTCTGCATATTGTTCAAATGATACTGGCAGTAATTTTAGATTTGCAACTTGCTCTGGCCTTAGAAATTCTTTGACTCGATCTACCACTGGGTCTTTGCCAGTCATGCTTATGCTTACAAGTTCAGCCTGCGGTAATCTAGACAGTATCAAATTCGAATCTACGCCACCAGAATAACTGATGGCTGCTGAACATTGCGGTGTCATTTCTCGCATGACTCTGGTCCACAACAAATCAAATTCTTCTTGTGCCTGTGTCAGTGTTGGAGTTTGGTCAAGTTTGATCCATGACCAAATATTATCTATGGATACATCTGGCACATGATTGACGTACAATCGCCCAGGTTCTAAACGTTCAATGCCTTGCCAAGGTGTTTGGGTTTGCATGGTCCAGCATTTGTTTGTGTATGGAACATCAGTGGTGATGTTTTCCACATAGGTCAATATGGGGGCAACTTCGGAGCACACAATCACAATTTCATCATCTTGATAGCGGTATAGATAATGCTCGCCTTGTGGATCAGAGGCATAGGTCACACGATTACCGT